TACATTCAAAAGGTTAAAGTAGTTTGCAAGAACTAATTCATTTTCTACAGCCTCTTGATGTAATAATTCTCCATAAGGTACTTGTGGAATACGATCATCATCCGCATTACGATACCATTCATTTGTAAAGGCATAAACATCAAATGGGATATTTACTTTTCTACAAAACCAAACAAGATTTAATAATTGTTTTACAGTATCCTTTATCACATGATGCATTGAACCAGACCAATCTAATATAAAAATTAATCCATGATTCTTACCTTCAGGAATTACATTTATCTTCTTGAAAATATCTTCGTTAAACTTATAAGTGTGAAGTTTCGCTGTGTCGAGAACTCCAGTCCTAGAAGTAGTAGAACGAGCGTAAGCAGTTGCAGACTTTCTACATTCAAATTCTTTAACAAGATAGTTAACCTCCTTTTTAGCTGACTTTTTAAATGAATCATACTCATCCTTTATAGTAGTATGAGGATCCCAATAAGATCCATTATAACCATACTCAAGAGCATTTGCAATTCTTTCGTTATTCTTCTTATCAAAGTAACCCCAAACTTCCTCAGTAGAAACAACAATGGATTCTAAGTTAGGTGATGGTATCTCTAGGTAAGTAGATTCTCTACCAGTACTTTGACCTACTAAAGTTTCTATATTTTCTTTAAAACTTTTATCAGTAATACCTTCTTCATATGAATGAGAATCACCACCTACAGGATTGTCATCTAACTGATTCAATAATTCATCATCAGTCATATCATCATAGTTAGTATCATCTTCACCTAAATCAGGGCGACCATCACCAGTTCCTTCATCATCACCTTCACCACTCTCAGTTCCACCTTCATCTTGAGACTCCATTTCCACAGATGCAGATACTTCCTCTCCATTTCCTGTAGATTCTAATGATCTAGTATATGAATGTATCTCTTCGGCTATATTACATGCTTCTTCAAAAGTTTCTGTTTTACCAGTTTTCTCTAAAAATATTTTCTCATCATCAGAAAACTCTACATCAGTATTACCTTTATAATAAAGATTGATACGATCAATTAAAGCCAGTTCATCAAGTTCTACACCTTCAAGTTCAAAGAAATCCTGTTCATTAAGTTCCCAATAACCTTTATAGAAATACTTAGACAAGCCTGGAAATTTACGTTTAATTAATTTCTCAATACGTGCATCCTCAGTTACATTGATATAACTCTGTGGTGCATTGTATTTACTAATATCTTCATTCGGAGTATATAACGCATGACCTACTTCATGACCAACCAACATATCATAAACATTATTCGATGCCTTATTCCAGTTAGGTAGAATCAAAATCCTACTATCCACATTGAAAGATGCAGTAGATACATCCTTATGTTCCACAACAAGATCTTCTGTGGCCAAAAGTCTAGCTAACTGATCTTTAATTTCAAACTTAACAGGCATGGATCTCTTTCAGTATGTGCCTATTATAAGACCCTCGGCGTGGGCCAGAGGGTCTTGTGTGCAACTTTTTAAAGTGGGCCAACCGTTTACGTGCTTGACGCATCGCTTGCGGTTTTTTCTTCCCCTTGTCTGGGCGGCGATGTGGTTTTCTGCCACTCTCCCAAATCTTGTGGCGTGTCATTTTTCTTTTCTCCTTTGTAAAGAAACTTATCAAGTGCGTCTAGGTCACTGTGTTTCATAGGCTAAACAGAATCCAATATATTTATTGTAGGACACCATCCCAAAGAAAACAAGGCTCTTGTGTCAGCACACAAACTGTCTGGTTCACCTGGAGTATCATTTTTTACAGGAAGATCTCCTCTTCCCATCTTCTCAGCAAGTTCTAATACAGATGTAGTTTGACCTGTACCAATATCTATAGGCCCAGTATGAGTACTAGGAATTAAACAACAAATGGCACTTACCACATCATTTACATGTATCCAGTCTCTAAGGTGTCTTGTAAGGTACGTGGCAGTGTTCTCCTGCAGCATTCTATACAACATATCAGATCTACTATCATTCTCTGCCCAGACGTTAAAAAACCTCATAGCCACACTATTAGGTGGGGCTTGTATTTCATTTACCTTTTTAGTAATCGCATAAGGATTCATCCACCAACCATATACTCCAGCAGAACTGGCATATAAAAGTCTTATATTATTCTCTCTACAATAATCAAAGATAGGTTGAGACTTAACTACATTGTTTTCCCAAAACTTATCAGGGTTCTGAATACTATCTCTAAGTGCAGCAAATGCAGCAAGATGAATAACCACATCAAACTTTGGATTATACAAATCACAATACTCTGAGAAATTACCTATATCAACTGGAAAATCAATACCAGTAACATCAAACCCAAGTTCTTTCAAATGAGAATAAACATGACTCCCAATGAAACCCTGATGACCAGTAACTAATACCTTCATGATACCATCCTACTAAATCCTTTCACCTTCTCAAATTGTATAACACTCTCAAACTTATCATTGAGTGCCTCTTTATGAGATATAACAAATATATTTGCGTTCTTAATTACAAAACGAATTATCTTAAGAAACTCATCCGTTCCATATCCATCCAATGAACTATCAAATACCTCATCCATAATTAATAGATTTGTATTAGTAGAATTTTTATATGCAGCAACCTCTCTCCATGTGAATAAAAGAGCTAAATCAATTCTCATCTTTTCACCTTCAGAAAAAGAAGCGTATGAAAAATCCTCATGAATGGGAGATTCTATAGTTTCATTAAACTCCTCATCCAATTTAAAATTGATATAAAAATCCATCATCTGCAAGTAACGATTAACCTGCTGATTAATTAATGGAAGATATTTTTTAATTATTTTAGTCTTAACACCACCATCCTTCAGTAGGTTATAAACGAAATCTTTATAACCAACATCTTCTTTTGTTGTAACTAATTTTTCAAACGTGGTATTATACTGTTCCCTTAGATCACTTAACTTCTCATGTTCAGTATTTCTATCCGCAAGTTGACTGGTAAGTCTCTGAATCTCTGATTCAATATCTCCGATCTGCCTTTGAAATCCAGAAATCTTTGTATTGTTTTTAGAAATGCCATGTGTGAGTGAAGTAATCTCCTTAGATAATTGTGTGAACTGACGTTCTCGATCCTCTTCCAACTTTATAGTCTCCTCCAGCTCTTTCAAGCCTTCTCTGAGATCCTTTGACTTATTTTGAACGTCAGCAATTCTATTTAATCTAAATGATTCTTCTATATCTTGAGTACATGTAGGACATACCGTATTATCTGTGAAAAACTTATGTTCTTTGGTAATAGTAGATACTTTTTGAGTAATTTTACCCTTAAGATTGTTAAGTTTTAACAACCTATCACCAGTACCCATTACCTTTTCTTGGCTAATAGTTAATGTGTTTATCTCCTTCTCCAAACCTTGATTGGTTACATTTAGCTGATCAGATTCATCCAGAAGTATGGTTAGTTTTTCTTTCTTCTCAGTTATATTTTCCTTACCTCTATTTTCAATCTCTTCAATAAACTCCTTTTGCATAGTAACCTTATCGGTTAAGCTTTCCTTCTTAAGTGTTAGAACTTTTACATCATCTCTTATCTTACGAATCTTATCTTTAATAACAGAATTCATAGCAGAGAAGATTCTAATATCTAGAAGATCTTCAATAACTTCTCTACGATGATTATTAGTTAGTTGCATAAAAGGAACAAAGGCACTTGATCCTAGAACAACTATCTGAGTAAATGATTTATAATTTAACTTAAGAATATTATTTTCCAGATTCTTCTGTTGATCAGTGGCTGCCGAATCCTGATTCAACATCTTACCATCCACCCATATCTCAAATACGGCTGGTTTAATACCACGAACTACTTTATATTCTCTAGTACCAATACCAAATTCAACTTCAACTCTACAATCTTTTTCATTAGTAGAATTAACTAATTGACCCTTCGTAATTTTACGGAAAGGTTTATTAAAAAGTACAAACGTAAGTGCATCAAGTATAGTACTCTTACCAGCACCATTAGTACCAATTATAAGGGTACTACTAAACTTTGCAAAATCTATTTGAGTCCATTGATTTCCAGTACTCAAAAGGTTTTTCCATCTAATCTTTTCAAATTTTATCATAATTTTTTGGGATCAACAAATCATTAGACGAAATAACCACGTATGGGTAATCATACGCCTCACACGCATTTATGGCAACATCATCAGGAACTTCAGTAACATCGATGGGTGGATATTCTTCTTGACTCATTGCCATCATCATAGAATACCGAACTGCATCATCTTCTTCTTCAAACAAAAATAATACCTTCTGTCCCTTATCATCTTCAACAGCATATGCACCATCTTCTTTACCTTTTACGGAAAGGATGTACATTACTCTACCTCGCAAGCTTCCATATAGACCTCCTTAAGTAAATCCTTAACAATAGATTTATTGAGAGAGACTTCAGCCTCATCAATATATCTATTTAATATACTAATCGTGTCTTCTCGTTCTTCACTTTCAAATTCTTCAATATCATAGTATCCAGTAAAATCAAAATTCTCTACTACCTTTATATCATGTACATTAGAACTATAAAACTTATCAACAAACTTTTCAAAATCAGAAGTACTTGATTTTTGTTTTACAATTATTTTAATTATCTTATCTGTATACTTACTAGTATCAATAAGTTGATGTGGAGTGTCATCATAATATACATTATGAAACATCTTATATGGATTTCTTATCTCAGTTAATTCTAAGGTATCAGTATCATATAAATGGAATCCTCTATCATCATCAACATCAGTCCAATATATTTCATAAGGATTACCCAAATAATGAATATTCTCTTGAGTAGATCTTGTATGATAATGTCCACTAAAGACTTGATCAAACTTTTCATATATACCTTTATCTGCACCGTGTTCCATTACAACATACTTATTGGCATTAAATCCAGTAAGTTCTAAATGACCCATGGCTACATTACATTTTGTATTGTTTATAATGTCATGTGTTTCTTCTTGATTCTCTGGATTGATCCAAGGTATTAATAAGGTCTTTAATTTATCTAACTTTATTTCTGTAGCTTTGTCATAACAAATTATATTTTTATACTCACTTAACAATAAACCTATAGTGTTAATTTCATTTGTATTCTTATAATATGCAGTATGATTACCAACAATAGTATGAACCTTAATGTTCATATCTCTAAGTCTATCGAAGTAATGTTCTTTAGCCCAATCCAAAGCCCAAAAATCGATACCCCTTCTATTATCAAAGGTATCGCCCATATCAACAACAGTAGTAATACCTTCTTTCTCTAATGTAGGAAAAAAGATATTATCATAAAACTGTTTGAAATAATCATGAAAAAGTTTAGACCCCTTTCTTGCACCGAAATGTTGGTCTGTTATTATCGCAATTTTCATTAAGTGTTATATCTGTAATTAATATTATCCTTAATCGTGTTATAATCACTTTCCGATCCAGCCATCATACCATCATCACTGAAGACTTCACTGTATCCAGACTTCTCAATTATTTTTGTTTTAATCTCAAGTTGTTTCTTTTCTTTTTGTATCCTACGGAGAAATGCGTAATGAATAATTTGCGTAAAGTAAGCAAAAGGATTCGAGGATTTCGCAGGATCAAAATTATGTATGTATTGAACGCAATTTTCGATTCCATCACAGACCATATCATCTTTGAACATGTAGTTGACAAAGTTGGGTTTATAAGAAAGGTGAGTAGCTATCTTTAAAAAACAAGAACCCAAGTAATTTGTAATACGTGGTTTTGTTTTTCCAAGTTCTGCAGCTTCAGCAACACATCTCTTATATTCAACTATGGCAGCAAGGAACTCTTTATTATTTACATAATGTTCTGATCGCTTTCTTTTAGCCATTACGGAATACATTTGAATTTATTCATAACCACACACACATTATACCATCTATTCAACCGCTTGACAAGCGAAAGGAAAACCAGTACAATAACTCTGCCAGTGTTGAAGGGATACTATTAAGAATCTTTAAATAATTTCTCTAGAGATTCTCTAGTGTCATTTACTTTTGAAACAAATCCTAAAGAAGATGATATACCAACTTTTGAATCTGCATCTTCAGTTTCTTTATTTAGTGATTTCACCCACCGTCTATAGGTTGTTATCTTTTCCTGATCACTAGATCTTGTGTAGTATATAATTTTTGATAATTCCATCATAAAAATACGTTCGTCAGATAATTTCAACCAAGGCTCTATACGATATAAAGCAAATGGGCCTTGTTTCGCTGGAAGTTGTTTAACGATG